TTAAGTACCATTGATGTAATATCAGCAATAGCACTTAGCGCAAAGTCTTTGAACTTAAACTTACCTGTTTTTACGAAATTATCAACAGCATTACTAATTGCTCCCCAACCATCTTCAATAGCCTGTTGTGCCATTTTATAAGGTGTAAATGAGTCGCCAATGTTTGCCATTGCCTCTTTAGCACCTTGTGAGGCACTGTTGTTTAATTCTGCTTGTAGTCTTGCTAACTCTGCAAACTGTTCTCGTTTTAAGTCAAACAATTCAACAGCAGCATTATATTCATCCATTGCACCTTCAACACCAGCGGCTGCGGCTTCTTCTGCTGCAACTCTTAATGATTCTAAATTACTAATGCGTTCACGATCAAACTCTGCCATTTCTTCTAAGAAGTCGCGTTGTGCTCCTACAGCAGTGTTAATCATATTTTGGAATTCATATTCGCTTTGTTTAGTGTCAACAAATTCTTGTGCAGCACTAACTGCATCTTGATAACTTTCAGTTAACTGTGCGATAGCCTGATTCATTTCTTGTTGTGCTTGTACTTGTGCCTCAGTGGCTTGAGCATCTTGTTCACGAATTTCTGTTAAGTCAAACAATTCACCAGCAAGACTATTAATCTGTGTTAATTCTTCTAGTGTTGCGTTGGCACCTGCTTGTTTAGTAGCATTGTAAATAGCCTGTTGTCTTTCAGTAAGACCAAGCAACATTAATTCTTCTTTTAATCCAGCAATGGTGTCAATAGTTGACTGTATGCCAGCGGCTGCTTCTTGTGCTGCTTGTTGTGCTGCTTGTTGTGCTTCAAATTGTCTTGTTGCTTCTGCTGTGTCTGCGGCTAATTTTGCGGCGTCTTCTCTCATTTTTGCTGCTGTGACACGAGCAACATTACGCAAATCATATTGTTTGTCTATTTCTTCTTCTAGTGCTGCTATTCTTTCAGGAGAAACTACTTCTAGTGTTTCTAAATCAATTTGACCAGCCATTGATTTTAATCTTGCCAATTCTGCGTTTAGTGTTGCTATGCCATTGGTTGCTTCAACTGCCGCGGTGTCCATTTGTTCTAAAGTCATCGCCCCTACTTCATCGCGTACTTCTCTAACACGCTGAGTAAGTCTTTCCATAGTATCTATATCATCTTCAAATATTTTGTTGATTGAATATTTGGCAACCGCCGCCAGGGCTAAACCAAGAGCAACAGTACCTGCAACAAGAGGTCCCATTGCTAGTGCCACACCAGCAATTTGTAGTGATAATTTACCAAAAACGCTACCTGTTCTAGCAGCCCTACCACCCATTTGTGATATAAGTATACTAGTTTTACCGCCACTTTGATAAAGTTTTTCAAATGCCAACGCAATAGATGAAATACCAGCAAATAATTTAGGTATTGATGTTACAACAAACACAGCAGCAAGAATTTTACCTAAGGTAATCAAAGTATCCATAAAGGATTCTATACTGTCTTGATTAGAAGTTATTGACAATAAGAATTGACTTAATGGTCCTAATGCTTTTAACAACTCAATTTGGAAAACAGCAAACGAATCATTAAGTCTACCTTGTACTTCACCTGCTTGTTCAACTGCTTGTGCGCTTGTACCTGCTCGTGTAACAAACTCATCAAGTTGTGCGTTAACATTTGTGATATCTACATTAGCAAATTTTCTACCAAATACATCTACTGATTTTGCTGCCTTTGATGCCGCATCGTCAATGTTACCTAAGCCTTGAACGGTTTGTCTTAATATATCTTGTTCGCTTTGTGTTTGTAACTCACTAATGCTTACGCCTAAATCAGCAAAAGTTTTTTGTGCTGATGTTACACCGTTCTTGGCATCACCTAATGTTTGAGTAAACTTTGTTAGGGCTTGTTGTGCTGATGCCATGTCGCCGCCATTTAAGGCAACTGCTTGCGAGAATCCTAATATTGATTGTGTAGATAAGTTAGTAGCGTTAGAAAGATCAACCATACCATCTGCTAATCTAAACGCACTTGTAACAACTGCTCCAATTGCTAAACCACCAATAACATTTCTAAAGTTAGCAAACGCATTGCCTAATCCAGCAACACTTTTTTGTGTAGTAGCAGCGGCAGCACTTAACCCTGCTAAGTTAGTTTTTACTTTGCCAATAGTAGTTGATGCGTTATCTTTAGCATTAATATTAATATTAATATTTTCGGCCATCTTTTAGAATCCTTTTAGTATTTGCTTTAAGCGTTTCTTTAAAAACTTTACTGTAGGCTTAGTCATACCTTCAGGTGCTTGATTAGAACCACGCATACCTTTTGAAGTCATATGTCTACCTTTGTCTAGCACACCAGCGTATGGATAATTTGCCTGAATGGTATCATTCTTTAATGTAGTATTGCGTTTAGCATTACCAGACTTTATAGGAGTATTCTTTTTAAACTCCTGAAAAGTTTCTTGAGGCAACTTATCTAAATCTTTTTCAAGTTTCTCAAGTTTCTTTTCTAAATCTTTTGTGTTAAGACTTATCTTTAAGTTGGGCATATTGTTCATCTGCTCGCTGTGCTATTTTTACTAACTGTTCTTGTGTTATATAATCAGTAATCGGTTCTCTACCATTGTTCATTGCTTTCTTATGATGATACTGTTCAAACGAAAGTGCAGCATCCATAATGTACAAATCAAATGTGTCGCCTCTTTTTAACACTTCACTTGGCAAAAGACCATATCTCTTACCAAGTGTGTCAATCTGCATGATGGTTGTCATCTTGTGCGACTTGATGTCCAACGCATCATTTGTTACTTTCCCAACAGTTCTGTGACCTTAGCAATAGTTTTCATCAACAGTTTAGTTGGTATCATGTTTTCATCTTTAAGCAATTCTGTACCGTCTTCATTCAAAATTAACTGCTTACAAAGTTTGATAATCTCACCTGTATTACCCTGATCTGTGTTTGCTAACTGTAAAAATACAGACATAGGCTGACGATCCCAAGTATAAAAGGTAATGGCTTCACCATATTCTTTTACAGTGTCTTTGTCGTCAATAGTAACTTCAATTAGTTTTGGTTGTGAAGCGATTTGTGATAATTTCATTTGTTTATAACTCCTTAAGTTATTATAATGTATTTATGATTCTTGCTGATTTTCCAGCAATTGGTTAAGTAATGCTAGTCTAAAAACACATTTAGACCTTAATTGTTTTAAATTAGATTGCATACCGTCAATGATATTTAGTGATTTTGCTTCGTCAGCAATTAAAGATCGTAATTTTTCTTCATCAGTCTTAAGCCAAACTGATTCGCTTTGATTATCTGTCATTTGTTTTCCTCGTCAATAATTAAAAAGGGGCGTTGCCGCCCCTTTCTACCCTAGTTTTTAATTAAGGATTTGTTCCTGTGTACATAGTACCGTCTACAGCGATAGTCATTGGAGTGACCCAAACTGGCGCATCTGGACTTACAGTAGGCGCAAGGCTAGAAATATAACCTTTTCCTGATGTATAGTAAGAGTTTGCTACGTTTGCGTTAGCGTCAGAGTTGTTCCAAACAAGTTTGAATTGTACTTCAATCTTGTCTTGTGACAAACCACTGATACCAATGTTTGCTGCGGTACCACCTGCGATAACGTTAGCACCAAAGTACTTAACATCGTCAATAACAATGTTGGTACTGATTTCGTTGTCAGCAGGAGTTGTTACTTTGTTTGTATCAATTGAGCAGAAGTCTACCCAAGAGAAAATCCCTGTGCTGCTAGTGATGGTAATATCTTGTAAGCATCCAACATTTAACGAACCGGAAGTTGTGATGTTTCCGTTTGCTAATGATGCTGCGTTGCCTACAGTAGTACTCAACAATAGAGTTGGCTGTGAGCCTGTTTCGTTTACTGTTATTCTTGCCATTTCTAGTATCTCCTATAGGTTAGTGTTGGCTGTTTCAATCATTAAAATTCAAGGTTGTTCTTCTACTCTTGCTGTTACCTAAAACTGTGTCTTCTGTAAATGTTACTTCGTGGTATCCGTCAAAAAATCCAGAGTCAGATGCTAAGTCATATATTCTGTCTTCAACGATTTCGCGTTGATTATCGTTTTGATACGATACATACAAAATATCAAAAGTATCTGATGCTGTGTAAATTGAACCACATTTCTGTATACCAAGTTGGTATGGTTCGCGTGATTCATAATCTACATCACCCACATATACTCCATAAGCAACCACTTCATCATTGCTAGGATAAATGTCACTTACCTCTACAATAGGTGTAAGTTCGTTACACGCTTGTCTAAGATAAACAACTATTTGATCTTTTGTGACTAATGGTCTATTGCTCATTAAAAGTACCTACGATCTCCGTTAAAATAATCTACATCTGCGGTCCAATTTTCCTCTAGTTTAGTAGTAGGTCCATTAGGAGCATCCTGGTTAAGATCATAAAAGTTCATTAACTGTAATGCTTTTTCCCACTCTGCTTCGTATCTTCTTAGAGCGTGATTAAAGTTTATTAGGTCCACTTCATTAACATTACTTGTATCGCTTACAATACTTTCATAAAAGATTTTCACTGCCATGAAAGTATCTAAGCGAATTAAAGTCTGATCGTTCTTGATAAGCAAGTTAGGATTGAACGAACTAATTAATGCCCCATTAGGC